AAGTACACGTCGCTACCAATAGCTTGGTATGTCGTGAGCTTGGCCTCACTGTTTCTCCTAGTTTGGATCGCCTCCGCAAGGCAACCATTAATTGGGTGATGCAGCCCCTGGGCAAGTCAGACGACAAATACCTGGATAGGCAGTTCTGGCTCGACCAGAGCGACAGCTTGATGTACGCAGGTAAAGCAGAGGGTCTCATCGAAACACAACGAGCTCGTATGCCAGCGTTTTTCGAGATGAGTAACTCTGATCTCCCAAGCTACGCTTGATATAAACCTCAAGTAGGGCTATGGCGCTTTCCCAAGATCAGTTTTTTGATCAGTATTTTCCGGGCACTGAATACGCTCAACAGGTTTCTCAGTATAGAAACGCCGTAATTATTGACGGCAATACTAGACGGAATCCTACTGGTGGTGAAGTTGCCAGAATTGAAAGTCAAATGCGGGCTGCCGCTCGGGGTAGCTCAGGCTTTCAACAAGCTTGGGGTAATTATGAAGCTCAGCAAAAGGCTGCCGCTGCAGCTGCTGCTCTTGAAGCTCAAAGACAAGAGCAAGCCAGAGTTCTTGCTGAAGCGCAGACGCAAGTAGAAGCAGCACAAAAAGCTGCAGGAATTGCAACTAAAAAGGCCGTTGCTGTTTCCGCTCAAAGCAGATCTCAAGCTCAGATTCAGCAGTCTCAGCTAGAACAATCTCAAAGACAAACTGTTCAAGTAGCTAGAGCGCAACAACGAAAAACAGCAGGAGCCACGGTAGGCCAGCCTGGTAGAACTAGAACTAGGGTTAGTTCCGGTCTTGGCATTGGTGGTTATGGTGGAACAGCCGCTGGCCGTGTTACTTCAACTGGCTTGAATATATGATTGCTTACATTGATCCCGAGATTATCAAATACTTGGAGGAACTTTATCCTGATAAGTCTCCCGACCTTAGTATGGAAGAGAAACTTATTTGGTTTTCTGCTGGTCAGGTGTCCGTTGTACGCCATTTGAAAGATCAGTACAACCTCCAGGAGGAAACAAAGTATGGCTAACGATTGGGCAAAACTTATAGTTGGTTTGGCTGCAGCAGGTGCTGGTGCTTACGCTGGTTACCAAATGTCAAAAACCAGCTCTGCTCAAGCAGATCAAGCAAAAGCTGCTAGAGAAGCTGCAGCTCAACAAGCTCAACAAACTAGGGCTGCTGCTTTAGCTCAAGCTCAACAATTTCAAGCTGATGCAGCTCAACGTCAACAGCAGTTTGAAGCGTCTATTGCTTTAGCTAAACAACAGACTACACAAGCAGCTGAAGCCGCAAAGATGGCACAAGAAAGTGCTATGCGGCAAATTGCTCAACAAAGAAGTTCTTCTGCTCTTGCCATTCAGCAGCAGCAGCTTCAATCTGCCATTCAACGCCAGATGTCTTCTGCTCCTGTTGGGAGTAAAGTACGTCGTCGAGTTGGTACGCCGCAAGCAATGCGTACTAGTTTAGAGATACAATCTCCGTTTGCTGGGACCGGCGGAGGTCTTGGTATTGGAACAGAAACTTCAGCTGGTGGTTTGAATGTCTAACGCTGCGGCTCGTTATTCGGCTCTTGAGCCGGAAAAGACTATTTATCTTGATCGTGCCATTGAGTGCAGTAAGTACACTCTGCCGACTCTTATTACCGATAACGACCGTAGCAGCGGAAAGAATATCTACACCAAAATTGCTACTACCTACCAAGGTCTAGGAGCTCGTGGTGTAAATAACTTAGCAAGCAAACTTCTTATTGCTTTGCTTCCTCCTAACCAAGCTTTCTTTCGTCTTTCAGTAGACGATATGAAGCTCAAGCAGGAGCTTGATAACTATAAAGAACTTCAGTCGCAGTTTGATCAGCAGCTGTCCCTGATGGAACGTTCCGTGATGCGGGACATTGAAGAGTCAGGTGATCGCACTGCACTGTTTGAAGCGCTGAAGCACCTTATCATCGGTGGCAACGCGCTTCTCTACGTTTCCGAAAATGGTACCAGGGTATATCCACTCAAATCGTTTGTACTTAATCGTGATCCTGAAGGAAACATCCTTGAGGTTGTGGTCCGTGAAGAGGTCAACCCTGAAGTTCTTCCAGAAGGTATTGCGCCTAAAAAGACTGAAGGTGGCTTTGCAGACAAAACTGTTTTCCTTTATACCCACGTCAAATGGGATTACAAGAAGGATCGTTGTAACTGGCAACAAGAGGCGTACAACAAGCCTGTTGGTAAGCCTGGTTCTGTTCCTATTGATAAGAGCCCTTGGATTCCTCTTCGTATGTTCCGTGTGGCTCACGAAGCTTATGGACGTGGTTACTGCGAAGAACTACTCGGTGACCTGAAGAGCCTTGAGTACCTCAGCAAAGCCATTGTCGAAGGTAGTGCAGCAGCAGCCAAGATCATCTTCCTCTGCAATCCAAACGGCACGACTCGTCCTGACGCTCTTGCTCGGGCTGCCAATGGATCAATTGTGGCAGGCAACCCAAATGACGTGGCTCCTCTGCAAATGCAGAAGCAAGCAGATCTCACGGTTGCTCTCAACACCATTGCAAGGATCGAGCAACGCCTGAGCTTTGCGTTCCTTCTTAACAGTGCCATCCAAGCCGGTGCCTCTGGTCGTGACCGTGTGACGGCTGAAGAGATCCGTATGGTGGCTCAAGAACTGGAAGCAGGTCTTGGCGGCATCTACTCGATTCTTTCGATTGAGTTACAACTGCCTCTCGTGAACCGCAAGATGGCGATGATGGAGCGGCAAGGTCGTCTCCCTCGTCTTCCTAAGGATGTTGTCAAACCTCAGATCACTACCGGCCTTGACGCCCTCGGTCGTGGTAACGACAAAGCCAAGCTCATTGAGTTTTTACAGACCTTGGCCGGAACTCTGGGACCGGAAGCTATGGCGAAGTTTGTTAATAGCCGAGAGCTTATTACTCGTCTTGCTGCTTCTGACGGTCTTGATACGTACAAACTCATCAAGAGCGAAGAAGAACTTATGGCAGAAGAACAACAACAAGCTATGATGATGCAGCAACAAATGGCCGCGCAAGATCCTAACAACGATCCTGCTAAACAGGCCGCACTAGTTAAAGCTGAAAATGACTCAATCCGAGCCGAGCAAGAAACCGCAACCGGCGGTGGCTAAAGCAGTTGAAGCTGAAGCTCCTAAGAAAACTAAGCTTGAAGAACTTCTAGATCGCCTTAAAGAAGAGAAGCCTGCGCTGTACGAGCAGTATGTAAACGCTGCTAAGAATAAACGGCCAGTTTGGGTGTACCCTGATCTCACCCTGCGTATTGGTTGATCATGGAAGTTATTGCTGATGGTGTGCTGTCTCAGGAAACTGGGGCGTACAACGAACAAGACTTGCAAATTCTTCAGGAAGCTGAACAGCAAGAACAGCAGCAAGCTCAAGACGAACTCATTGGTGGCAAATTCAAAAACCCTGATGACCTCCTAAAGGCTTATCAAGAGCTTGAGAAGAAGCTGGGTAATCGTTCTGGTTACGACACCAATGAAGATGAACAGCCTTCTGAAGCAGAAGAGCAGGATCAAGAACCTGTTGTTCTGTCTCAAGAAGAAGAGTCCACCATTATGGAAAGTATTGGTGGTCAAGAAAACTTTTCAGCTGTTCAGAGTTGGGCTCGTGAAAACCTTGAAGCTGGAGAGCTAGAGGCTTACAACCGCGAAGTTAACAGCGGAGATTACTACCGAGCTCGTAACGCTTTGCAGTCTCTGTACTTTGCGTTTAAAGAGAACGCTGGTTATGAGCCTGATTTGATTGGTGGCAAGCTGTCTGGTAACAGCAGTGATGTGTTCCGTTCAAGTCAAGAAGTTATGGCTGCAATGAACGATCCTCGTTATTTGCAAGACCCTGCTTACACCCAAGACATACAAGATAAGTTGCTTCGCAGCGACGTTCTTGGTCCTAGGGGTTAGTATTTGAGTAAGCGAACGTAAACATTGTTGCCGCTGAGGCGATAACAACAGTGAAAGCGAGCGCAGTTAATCATTCCTACCTACTAACTAACGATGCCTGACTTTGCATCTCTTAGCCGGTTGGGTGGACTTAATGGCGTTCAATATAACGCTGGTTCCGCCTCCGGTAACTTTGAGCGTGAAAACGCTAATTTTCTTAAAATTTTTTCTGGCGAAGTTCTGACCACGTTCAACCGTGAGACGATCTTTAAAGATCTCACGATGAAGCGCTCGATCTCTTCGGGCAAGTCTGCAAGCTTCCCCATTACTGGTCGCTTCTCTAGCCGTTACCACCGTCCTGGTGATTGGATTGTTGGCCAAGGTAACAAAGGCATGATCGGTGAGAAGATCATCACCATTGATGACCTTCTTATTGCTGATGCTTCGATCTACGACCTCGATGAAGCCAAACTTCATTGGGACGTGAGGAGCATCTATTCCACGGAATTGGGCAGGGCTTTGGCTCGGGCTTATGACCAGCGCCTTGCTCGCACCCTGCTGACTGCTTCTGAGTCTGACGGTCGCGTCAAGGACTGGGATTCCAAGCGCTTCCAAATCGCAGGCGGTACCTACAGCTCTGTCTCGGGTACCACCATCACCATGAGCGCTAACTTCGCTACCGCTGAACTCAGCTACTGGGCAGTGGGTGAAGTTGTTTACGGTGAAGATTCCGGTGCTTATGCCGTCATCACCACCGCTCCTACCAACGGTGCAGCCACCTTCGGTATCAGCCCCATCAGCGCTATCGGTACTGGCTCTCTGGCAGCCTTCACCGCTGGCGAGCGTCTGTTCGTTCTGAATGCACTGCCTGGTGGTACCTCCTATACCGGGATTAACCTCAACGGTGCTGCTGACCGTAACGCTCGCGGCGATCTGATCGTTGAGAACCTGTTCAAAGCTTGCCAAGCTCTGGACGAAAAGGATGCTCCTAAGGACGGTCGCGTTTGTGTTCTGAGCCCTGGCGCCTACTACGACGTTCTGGCTTCTGACCGCGCAATCAACACTGACTTCAACGGTGGTACTGGTGCTAACGGCACCTTTGCTTCTAACCGTGTTGCTTCTGTGGCTGGTTTTACCCTGCGTACTTCTAACCACCTGGGTATTAACAGCTATACCTCTGGTCAGACCTACGTTGGTATTAACAACCAAGCCGCTACCACCCGTGGTGAGCGTCCTAACTACGTCAACGGCCGCGACGGCTCTGACGGTCAGGCTGCTTCTGGCTACAACGATTACTGGCAAGATGAGCAGGGTAACACCAGCTCCATCGCCAACTGCTTCGGCCTCTGCTTCACTAAAGAAGCTGTGGGTACTGTGTCCCTGAAGGACGTTTCGATGCAGATGACTGGTTCTGAGTACAAAGCAATGACTCAGAGCACCATGATGGTTGCTAGCTATGCCGTGGGTCACGGTGTGCTGCGTCCTGAGTGCTGCGTCAGCCTGCTGCACGACGGCAACCCCTATTGATAAATAGGTTCTAGTTAATTACCAATACAATGGGGGAAGCAGAAATGTTTCCCCCTTTTTATTGCGATAATGGCAACCAGTAAACTCAGTGCAGTTAACACGCTTCTTGCCATTATTGGCGAAGCTCCTATCAACTCTCTTAATCCACCACTAACTGGTGACGCTAGTCTTGCTGAGCGTACCTTGGATGAAGTCAGCCGTGAGGTCCAAGGAGCAGGCTGGTCTTGGAACACGATGCTTTATGACTCCATTCCTCTGGACGCTTCTACAGGTCAATCCCAGCTTCCTGGTAACACCCTGGCTGTCCGGTTTAACCCGCTTACCTACCCTTCACAAAGGTTTGTTCTTCGTGGTCTTAGGCTTTTTGATCGCGTTAAGAATACATACGATCTGAGAAGCAGCATTGGTGTAGCAACGACTGGTAACACCAGTGATCTTGTTGCTGAGATTATTGAAGAACTTCCTTGGGACAGCATTCCAGAAACCGGTCGTCGTTACATAATGATTCGTGCGGCACGGATGTTTGCAAATCGTGCTGTGACTTCTGCCAGTATTGAAAGCTATACAGCTGAGGACGAGCAAAGCGCCTTACAAACGTTGAAACGTACTGAAGACATGGCGCAAAACTATAACTTCATTAGCGGCCCTGACGATATGTATGGCGGTCGTGTGATTACTAATTTTGGTCCTGACATCCTGAGCCGCTAATGTCTAGAGAACTTTTTAGCCAAATCATTGGACCACTTAACAAAGGTGTAAACCAACAAGCAGATAGCTTTGTTCTTCCTGGTTTTGCCAAGGTCCTAGACAACGGCGTTTGTGACCTTGTAGAGGGTCTTAAAAAGCGTTTGGGTTCTGTGCCGCTTAAACGAGTTGATACGTTGACTCAGAACGCTGGTGGACTAACTCTGACTGCACCGATCAAATGGAACGAAGCTTGGGTTTATGTTTACAACCGAAGCAGCACAGAGCGTTTCATTCTGATTGCAGCAGACGATAGTAGGACTGTTTCTCGTACTGGAAACATAACAAACGGATCTGCAGTGGTAGCTTCTGTAAGCTCTATGACAGATTTGTTTATTGGAGCTGGAGTAACAGGTACTGGTATCCCCGCAAATACCACCATTGTTGATATTGATACTGCTGGCTCTCGCGTCACTCTTAGCAAAAACGCAACTGCTACGACAACTGGAGTCACGCTAACGGTTGAATCTAATTACACCTTTGTAACTGGTGTATCAAACGTCGAGCCTATTAGTGGCATTCTTCCTGAGGTGGTTCCTGTTGAGCAGTCTTTTTCAAACATTACCTCCGCCAATCTTGAGTACCTACGTGGATCTGGCAGGGCTCGTGATCGGTTTAGGGCTACGTCATTCCAAGATTATGTCTTTATTACAAACGTTCAAAAGGAAGTTAGTTACGACGCTACAGAAACGCTAACTCGTTACAACATCAGTAACATTAGTAGCAACTTCAGACCTACTCGTGCTCAGGTATGGGTCAAGCTGGTTGACTACGATACTGAGTATTCAGTTCACATCACTCTTGATAACGGTGATGAGATTAGTGGTCACTACCTAAGCCCTTCTCTTACTGACGCTGCTGGAAACGCAAACGTTGTTAGTTCTGCTGACATTGCAGCAAGACTTGTCAGCTTTACCAACACCATTACAGGTTCAACATCTATTGGTAGCTCTACTATCACAAGTGTCACAACAACCGATATTAAACAGGTACACGGCGGAGAGCGTATTACTGGTACTGGTATCCCTGCTAATACCTTTATCGGTACTGTAGACACCACAGCACTGACGTTCACACTGGTCAACGAAGCTGGTACAGCCGTCAACGCTACTGCTAATGGTTCTACCACTTTGACCATTGGGCACGGTCTTGATCAAGTTGATATTCATAATGAACTCAACTTTGAAATTCAAGACTCTCAAATTCTGATTACCTGCGCCAACGCCAACAGGTTTATTCAAAGCATTGTTGCTGCTGACGCTCGGGGCAACACTTTGATGGCTGGTTTCTCCAATCAGGTGACCAGTATTGTTGAGCTTCCTCCGTTCTCTTGGGAGGGTTATACAGTCCTTGTAGCTCCCGATGGTTCTTCAGATCAAAGCTCGTACTACCTAACCTTTAACGCTGAGAACACTACAACTAACGGTGACTTTGCTCGAGGTGTGTGGGAGGAATCTGCTGGTTGGGGAACTAGAGGTCAGTACGATGACAACACAATGCCTCATGCGTTTGCTTACTACCGAAACGCAAGCGGTCTTGTGCGGTTTACTTTCCAACCTTTTAGCGGCACTACTTACACTGACGGTACTGTTTCTATCGACCTTCCTGGTTGGACTAATCGCCTTGCTGGTGACGCAGATGAATTACCAGGACCGTCTTTTGTAGATAACGCTATTAACGACATTGTGTTCTTTAAGAACCGTCTTGGATTCGTTAGTGGTGAAAACGTCATCCTGAGTGAAGCAGGTGCCTATTACAACTTCTGGCAGCAGTCAGCTCTACAGGTTGTAGATAGCGATCCTATTGACCTCACAGCTGTCAGTAACGACGTTGCTGTGTTGAACTATGCGTTGCAGCAGCAGGACGAACTTGTACTGTTCTCAAACGAGAACCAGTTCCGTCTGTACTCTGGTGACAACGTTACGTTCTCTCCTGAAACAGCCTCTGTAGGCCGTATTAGCTCCATCAGTATGGAGCCCTATGTAAAGCCTGAGCAGGTGGGTCCACAGGTTCTGTTCCCTGTTAAAGAAGGAGACTTCACTGGTTTCCATACCTTCATTACTACTGACCGAACTGTTGGTATCAACTTGGGACAAACAGCAGTCATCACAGAAACTGTTCCCAAGTACATCCCTAAAAACATTGACTCGTTGGCTGTCAGCCGTACAGACCAGTATTTGGTAGCTCTCAGTCGTGACGACTCCGATGCTTTGTATGTGTATCAGTTCTTCTGGGAGGCTTCTGGAGGCTCTCTAACCAACAGACAGAACGCTTGGCATCGTTGGACGTTCCCTAATAAGAGTATTCACTGGTGTGATTTTGTGGAGGGCACTCTCTACAAGCTGGTTAGCTACAACAACGCTGGTACGACTGAATACTACCTTGAGGGTCTTAACGCTTCTAGACCTCCTCAATCCAGCAATGATTTGTTCCTGTTGGATCGTCAGCTTTCTAGCTCCATTACGACTGACTTGGGTGCTGTAACGTTCAGCTACAACGCTGCAACAAATAAGACTACAGTTAATTTGCCTTACCGTACTGTTAACACAAGTCAGTTCGCCGTAATCAAGGTTGATTCGTCTGATGCAGCAGAATCTCAGAAGCGCTGGATCGTGGCTAATAGTGTTCCGGCTGGTGTTACTAGTTTCGTTTGCGATAGCCTTGGGGATTTTTCAAGCAGCTCTTGGGTCTTTGGTGAGCAATTTACGTTTACCTATCGACCGCCTCAGCTCATGCCTTACAGCAGAACAGCGACCGAAAACACTTTTATTGGCAATCGTACTGGTCGTCTGCAGCTGCGATATCTTGATGTTTATTACAGCGATGCAAGATACTTCACTGTTGAAGTGACACCTAAGCATCGAGATCTAGTTACCTATGAGTTTGACCGTCGAGATCCTCTTAACGGAAACATCGTTATCAGCCAAGAGGAGCCATTTGAAGAGGCTAAATTCAGAGCCTATATTCAAAGCAAGAACGACCAAGTTACAGTGGAGCTAGTGAACGACAGCATCGACCAGGCTAAGTTCATTGCCCTTGAGTGGACTGGTCTGTATTTTGACGTTGCGAGGAAGTACGGCTAATGGCTAAAACAGAAAAAACTATTATCCCGCAAGCTTCTCCAGTAAAACCTAAATCAAGCATCTTTGATCTGCCCTCAATTCTTAGTATTGCCCAGTTTGGTCTCGGCACTTTGGGAGCCGTTGCTTCCTATAAGTATCAAAAGCTAGAAACCGAACGGGCTAACGCTGCAGCTCAGACAGAGTTCTGGACTCGTTACGCAGACCAAAGCGCTCAAAACTACCGTAACTACGAGCTACAACTTAACTCTTGGTATCGGGAGTCTGACTACGTTGAACGACGTAGACAATACGAAGAGCAGCTCGCAGCGCAACAAGCCGCCTATAAAGGCGCTGTAACCACTGCTGCTACTAAAAACTTTGAGCGGCAGTTAGCGGACCTTGAAGGTCGCTTCTATGAAGAGGAAGCAAAGGAAACTATTGAGCTGGAAAACATTCGAGCTCAAACCATTGCTGCAGCTGCTAAAAAAGTGGCTGGTGGTCAAGTTGGTCGTTCTGTTATAAATCTTCAGAACCAATACAACCAACAGTATCTTGCTAATCTCAGCAACCGTCAGATTACTCGTGGTTACAGGATTGCAGACAAAGTGAGAGCTGGTGAGGCACTTAACATTGCTCGTGAGAACACTAGTAATCAAGTTCAGTTCTATACGCCTCAACCTATTGCTGATCCTGTCAAACCGATGGCACCTCTGCCTATCCAAGCTGTTCCACCTACAGCAGCTGGCGGTCCTAGTGTTTCCAACCTTGCAGTTCAAATTGGAACCCTTGGTTTGGATTCTTATTTGAACTACAGAGCTATGCAGCCCCCAACTCCTAAAACTGTTGCAGGGCAATCCCAGTATTCTGGAACTAAACCAGCAGCACCCGCACCTACTACTCCTGAGGAGTCACCCTAATGACTAGCAGCTTTGGTATTACGCCTCAACGCCAGATTCGAGATCTGGTAGCTCAACCAGAAAAACCTGCTGCTCTTCCAGCTCCTGCTCAACCAAGTGCTATTCCTCAACAAGTAGGAGGTCAGTTGATGTATGCCGCTAGTTATCAGCGGGATACTGCAGCAGAACAAGGCATTAGAAACATTGAAAACTTCTTAGCTGATAACGGAGTTTTTGATCGTGGTTCAAAGGCTCTTTTTGAAAACTACAAAGCAGAAAAGAAGCAACAAGCTCAACGTCTTTTCCAACAAGAAGCCAAGGCTTTATACGACACTGTTCAAAACACAAATGAAGTAAAAGAGCTTCAAAAGAAAGGCGACACAGAGTTAGCTAAAAAGACTCAACTTAGTAATCCTTGGGTTAACTTCTTTTATTACGACGCTAAGGCCACTAATGCTGGTCAGCAAACTGCTGTAGAGCTGGCTGCTTGGGCTAAAAGCAATGTAATCAATCTTGCTGAAATTGATGATCCAGCACAGCGTTCTATTCTTGTAGCTCAAAAAGCACAGGAACTGCTTACTCAATATGCTGACATTCCTGAAGCTTTTAAAGCTGCAAAGATTGATCCGTTGCTTGCAGCTACTCAAGCTGATATCAAAGCAGACATAGCTAATAAAGCCTTTGAGCGCCGTGAGCGCGTCATGATCTCTACTGCTCGTGAAAAACTTTTGGGCAAGTGGAAACTTGGCGCTTCGCTAAGCAAAGCTACTAATACAACTCAATTTGATCGCCAGTCCATTGCAGCGGGTGTGCTTGAGTTCCGTAAAACCTTGGAAGGTTATGGCTATAAGAGTCAGTTTATTACTGATACGTTAAATAACCTTTTTAGAAAGGACGATATTTTCATTGATTTGAATAACGATCAATTAAGTGATATCGGTAACACCTACACCTCTAGAGACCTTTTTAATGCCTTAGAACCAATCAAAGTTGATGGTATCTCCATCCTTGATTTGGTGGATAGCAAGGGTGACACTCTTCGTCGTGTGATTCGACAAGCAACAAGCCGAGCAATCAAAGAAAGCGAACTGCACGAAGGCTCTATTGAACGCACCATTCAGCGTCAACAGCGAGAATCAAAACGAATCATTACTGATCGTTCTTCCTCTTGGTGGGCAAATAATCCAAACCCAACCAACGAGCAAATTGCTGATCAAATCAAAATTGAAATTAATTACATCGACCAACTAAATAAAGCTAATCTACTTCCAGATGGATTTGGACCTCAAAACGCAAAAGACTTTGTAAGGGACCTCTACAAATTTAATACCAACAAAGTCGTTACTCCTGAAGAGCAGGCTGATCTTATTCAAGCAGCAAATAACGAAATAGCAAATGGAGTTGATTCAATTCCTGATTACCTAAAGCAAGCAGCAGAGGGGACGCCTGTTTATTCAGATCTCATCAAAATGTTTGGTGAGGCAAAGCGCAAAAACACTGCAGGTGATAAAGCTCAAATCAACACTGTAAAAGGTAGTTTGATTAAAACGCTTGTAGATGGTCTCAAGGATTCCTTTAACCAAGACGAGGATTTCAAAAGGACTCGTCAACTACCTCGCTACAGGCAGGAAGCTAATGCTGCTCGAGATGCGGCTGTAAGTGCTGCTACACCGCTGTTTAAGGGTGAGGCTTCAGTTCTTGTAGAGCGCGAATTAAGAACAGCTAAAGCGCGAAACGAAGATATTAACGATCCAAACGTCCAAACTCGCATTCTTAAAGAAGTTCAATCCAAACTTTATGGACGTGATGAGTTTAAAAATGTTGATCGTTATATCAACGTAGCCAATCCTTCCAAAATCGGAACCGTAACATCTCCTGTGCCGATCCTGTCAAGTAGGGACACAATTACTGGACAGTGGACCAATTTGATTAAAGACACAGACAGCCGAGCCTCTTGGTCTTCTTTGGCTTCTGCCACTTACGGAAACAATCCCAAGGTAGCCCGACAAGCCTTAAACAGCTATTTAATGCTTAATTCCACTGAAATTGGAGAGATCAACAACGCAATCATTAACCCCGATGCAAAGCTAAGTTTTGCTACAAAGCAGTCGCTTTCAAATCTCAATCAAATTGCCTTTAAAAACAACATACCTATTTCTGAGATTATTGAGCGACAAATGAAAACATATTACAGCAACCAGTTTTTGCCGCAAAACTTGTCGGCTAGGGCAAAGGCTCTTGCTAAAACCATTCGATCTGTTGCTGCTGTAACTGGTCCAACTCCTACTGATATTGGAATTGAAATCTACGACTGGAATCATAGTCACTCAATAAATGGCTCTGGAAATGCAGCAATTGATTTCACGCCTGTAAGGCAGAACGGTCAATTGGGAAACAACGTCCCTTCTCCTATTAGTGGTCGAGTTGTTTTTGCCGGTAGAGACGGGGGTTACGGCCTTTCAATCATTATTGAAGCTGCTACCAGTGGTCCTGGTTACAACAAAAACGACCGCATTCGATTTGCTCATTTGGCTCGTTTGTACTGGAAAGCTGGTGACACGATTTCTCGTGGAAGGCCTGTTGGCAAAAGCGGTGATAGTAGTGCTCATGATTCTAGGCCCGGCTACTCAGGCACTGGTGATGGAGATCCTGGGCACGTCCACGTTCAACGCTATAGACCAGGTAAAGGCGTTCCTAAGCAAGCAGATCAGTACCAACAAATTGATCAAGCTAAGTTTGTAAAAGAAGCTTTAGTGCCTTTGTTCCGCCGCAAATAGAGATATATCCAGTATTTTGGAGGAAGCGCCCTTAGTTGCTCTTCCTTCAAATGCCTTATATCCCTCTTCGTAATGGTCAATCTGTCTTTATTGAAGACCCTCAACAAGCTGAAGATCGATACAACCAGGAATGGAAACAGACTTCCGCCAAACCCCAAACTGCACCTGTAAAGCCTGCTGCTGCTAAGCCTACAGCTGTTAAATCTCAGCCTAAGCCTCAACCCAAACCTAAAGCTCAACGTGGGTTTGATTTAGGCCAGTTTCTTCGTCAGCAAGCTACAGGCGCTGTTAAGGGCGTCAAGCGTGACGTTGTTGAGGCTGTAAAAGGTGCTGGCCTGACCATGGCTGCAGGACCTTTTGCCCCTGTTGTAGCAGCTACTAGGGCCTCTCAAGGGGTCGCTCAAACACCAATTCCTGGTACTAAAACAACTGTTGGTGCTGAAGCAGCAAAAGTAATCAAAGATATCCCTCGTAAGGCCGTTAACGAACTTGTAGCAACTGCTGAGCAGATTTCTAAAACAACTGAAGGAGCAACTCCTGCTGGTCTTCTTGGTGGTCCTATGACTACCGGAGACCTTGAGCGTGATAAGCAAATTGAGCAAGAAAAGATTCAAAACGCTCAGATTGCTGTAGAAACGCTTCGTAGAACTGGTATGACTCCTGATGGGTTTAGCTACGGCATTAAACCGTCTACGCCTCTCATTGGTCCAATGTTTAGTGATGACAGTGCGTATGTCAAAGCTGAAGTCGTCCCAGAAACTGCTGTAGGCCGTCTAGCGTCTTCTATCGGCGCTGCAATGTTGTTTGATCGGGGCGTTAGTACTTTGGTTCAAAGCCCCTCCATGGTGGCTCGAACTGGTAAAGCGTTTAAAGATATTTGGAGATCTAAAGACGTTAAAGAAGGTCTTCGTGCCGGTGCTCTTTTTCTAGCAAAAGATGTTTTTCCAAACACAGCTCAAGACTTGATTTACTTTGGTCCTGAGATTCCCGTCAAGATCCAGAAACAGTTTGAACCTATTCAGCAAATGCAATCAGCTGAAGAGCGTTTGAACGCTACTAAAGCTGTTACGGCCTCTTCTCCTCAAGAGTTTGATTACTACTACGAGCAGTTTCTAAACGCTGCAGGTGGTATTGGTGTTCTTACTGGCGTTCGTGCTGCTGTAGGACTGCGTTCTACTTTTATGGCAGCAAACCGTTTTTACAACAAAACGGCTCAAGGCGTACCTTCTACCCAAGCAATGGAAGATGCTTTGGATGAAGTTGTACCAGTAACTCAGCAAGAGATTGAAGTAAAAGGCGTAGAGCAAGCTTTTGTTGATATTGAAGACAAACTAGGCGCCATCAACACTGATCTGTACCGCAAGATTGATGAAAATACAGCAAAAATTGCTTTTTCTACTCGATCAGGTGCTGAGACGTTTTTGAAAAAGCAGCAAGAAATCACACCTGAACTTCAAACTCTTCAGCAAGGACTTGCTGCTGTGCCTCCGACTGGTACAGAACGTGTCACTACCCAAGCTGAAATTGATTCTTTGCAAAAAGCTCTGGGGGTTAAGACTCCTGAACAGGTAGTTGCAAAGCAAAAGATGCTGGAAGAGCGTCTAGCTGCCTATGAGGCTGCTTCTGCTGCTGATCCTGAGTGGATTAACAAGTCCACAGGTACTGGCAAACGAGCCAGCAAAAACAGCACAAAGCTTCGCATGGCTACTGTTGCTGCTGAGCGTCTCCAACAGCTTCAATTACTGCAAACCAAACTTCAATTGCTGGACAACACTGAGCTTGAGCGTGTTGCCAAAATAAGCGCTCTTGAGGCCAAGATTGCTGAAAGCAAGACTAATTTTGTTGCTTTTACTGATTCTCTTGGCGAAGCTCGCCAATTGGTCAACGCTCTTGATGAACTGGATGCAGAACGAATTAAGTACTCAGAAGCTCGTAATTCTTTGCTGCTAAGCCAAGGTCGTACTGATGAGATTGAACCTGACCTGTCACTACAAGATGACATTGGTTTGGCTTACAAAGCTCTTAAAGACCTTTTAAACGAGGCTGACATTGCTGTTGCTTCAGATCAACTAACTCCTGAATTTGTTCAAAATTTTGTCAGCCGTGTTGATGACATTCACAACAGAATTATTGATAACGGTGGTGTTGCTCCTTCTGTAATTGAAGGTGCTGAAGGCATTCAGGTAACAGAAGATATGCTTCTGAATCCTCGAGCTGAAGCGCCAGTTAAAAATGAGGTGCCTGTAACAATTGATGAAAACGGAGAGGTCGCTGTAGACACTGATGAGCTGGGTCTTCGTCGCTTGGCAACTGAAACGCCAGTTAACGATGTCGAAGCCTCAAGCAAGGAGATTACTAAAGCTCTTAATAAAGAACTTAATCAATATCAAAACCCAACCGAAACTCAAGAAACCCTTGATGATTGGTTGCGTGGTTTTGATGAGACTTTGGCAAAACAACAAGAGCTAGCAGATCTTGATGCGATCAACGGGACCAATCTTGCTGAAGAAGCTACTGAAATCTTTAATACCAACGCACTTAAATACACTGATACTTTTGAAAATGCAGCAGCTGTTAAGGCCGCTGTCGAAAAGCTTAATCAAAGAGATCCTAATTTAGTTGCAAAACAAGCTCGTATTGCCATCAGTAAATTAGCTACAACACTTGGCGATGATTCTATTTTCCGTCAAATGGCTTTGCTAACAGAAGCAGAAAAATTTGGTCAGGATGTTAAACAAAATCTCAACCTTGTTATCGTTGCAGCTTCAATGCTGGATAACAGCGCTGTAAGAGCTCTTCGTTCTGCTCGTGATTACAAGGTTTCATTTAATAATCCAGACGTTTCACCTGTAGAGCGAGTCAAAGTTTTACAAAATTTTAAAGACAATTTTATGGTTCTAATGATGAACCTTAAAGCTCTTGATGCTCAGTTTGAAGGTATCGGTAACGCTCTTCGTTTATTTAGCGACAAGAATCAACTGGAGTACTCCACTGATGCTCCTAAGCAGCTGTTCAGTGAATTTAATCGTCAACTAGCTTCTTTTGGCGATGCTGCTGATTTTGCAGACAGCACTAGCAAAGCAGCTCGAGCAGCAAAAGATGATCTCAATCAAATGCTTGGAGATCTGTTTAACAAAGATGAGTTTAGTCCTGAGGAATTTGAAAACATTACAAATTTGGTAGACAAGCTGTATCAAACTCGTGGAGACCTTTCAAAACTTAAAAATCTTGAGATCACTGCAAGCGCTGTTTTGCGTGGTGTCCAAAGTGGTGGTGTTATCTCAGCTCCTCATACAGCTTTCTCGATTCCCATTATGGGCGTTGCTAACGCAGTTAAGCAGATTATGGGAGTAAATATCGGGGCAAACGTCACTGGAGTTATGGCTGAATTTGTCAGTAGAAATCCAACTGTATCTGCAGAAGCGTTTCAACGAGCAAAACTGGAATGGGAAACTATTAACACTTTGACTGAAACTTGGCGTCTTGCTTTAAAAGATACCTATAACTCGTTCTTATTTGGCCGTTCTATTGCTGACCCGGCTCAAGCCAAGGAAACTGCGTATGAAATGCCTAAAAGCCTTGGTTTGGCCCGTGAACAAGCAATCCTTGACGATCTAGATGCTAAAGAAATTCGTATTCCTTGGGTTAACTGGGTGTACGAACGAGGAGAAGGTAAAGATGAAATTTTTGACACTATTAACAACTCTCGAGTGTTTATGAAAGTCTTCCATGACTACTTCATCGCCGGAGATCGCCAACAATATCGCAGTGCATTTGGAAGAAGAGTTTTGTCTCCAATGACAACTGCAATTAGCAATCTTCAAAGAAAAGCCGGTGGAGGAACAGCCAGCTATTACCCAGGCGGTGAGTACGCCAATATGAGTCTGCCGTTCCGTCTAGCTGCTGCTGGTGACGAATTTGTAACTTCAGCGTTTGCAAATGCACGAATTATTGCAAAAGCAAAATCTGACGTTGATTCCATGATCAACATAGGTCTTATTAAAGAAGCTGATCGAGGAGCAAAGATTGCTGAATATATGAATGAAAATTTGAAGAAAATGTATCAACCCGTAAAAGTTGGTCTTGATCAAACCTCTATTGGTAATTCAATTCGGGATCAACAATTTATGGAGGTTATGCAATATGTGAACCAAACCAAAGAACTGACCGGAGCAGCTAAGTCGGTTTCAGATGCCATCAACGAGCTGCGTTACAGCGATAACCGTTGGCTTGCTGCTTTTGCAAACGACATGGCTGCTGTTGTTACTTCACCTCTAAACGCAATTCAACAAATTATTAGGTTTGCTGCCGGTGGTGAGATTCTTCAGTTTGGTGCTGACGTAACCCGTGTTGGCGGAAAGAGTTTAGTTAACACTGTTATCAAAAACATCACTCCTCAGGAACGTCAAAAACTTATTGATTTTGAAAGTAAATATTTCAGTTCTGATATAGAAACCCAGTTTAAAGCTCGTGGGGCTTTGGCTCTTGCTGTTGGTTTGCAGCTTGCAGTGTTTAGTTTGGTTCGAGATGGAAATCAAGACATTACTGGTGGTCTTGAAAACACTTACAGAGAAGTTACAGGCAAGGTTGATCCATTTACTTGGAAAGTTGGTGGTGTACGAATTCCGTATCGTTACATCGGCTTACTTGGAGACACCATTGCTTTGCACGTCACGTTGCGTGATATGCACCAGTTTGGAATGACTCGAGGTAACGATCAACTTGTAGCTTTCTACAGCGGCCTTCTTGCTAGCTACATCTTGGAAACTCCAGGTTTGGCTGGTCTTGAACGGTCTATGAAAGCTCTTGATTACGTCACTAGAGGTGATACCGATAAGCTTGCCAAGCTTCTAAGCGGCAGCCTTGCTCGAGGAGGTGAGCCGTACATCAATCTCCGTAAAACCATTATGGAGGGAATTGATCCTCGTAAACCGGCAAGTCCTACTACTCGCTTTTCTGAAAAAGGTTGGTACAAGCGTAATGAAAAGATAAAGCTTGAAACTATGACCTTAGAAAACCTTTCTGGAATGCTTGGAGGGGCTGCTAACAATATCATCAGCACTGGACTAAATACTTTTGGTCTTACGGCTGAATACAACCCTGCAAGACCCTTCATTGATCGTCTTACTGCGTTTGTTAAAAACCAACCAGAAGCAGCCTCTCGTAAAGCCCTTTGGTATGGCAAGCCAGGTGAAACCGTGAATGCTAACCACGCTGGTAAGTGGTATGTCTTGCAATCCATTCTTGGCCGCTATTGGCCGTTCCCGGACAAACTTGAAACGGATCCCGTAGCTAAGGAAATAGTGCTTAATCTAGTTCCTCCTCCAAAGAAAACTGATTTTATTAGTCAAGGAGTTGGCATAGACGATACTATGCAAAACAATTTTGAACATTTTGTTAATTCTGAATTTGAGTACACTAGCGACATTACGGGTAAAAGCTACAAAGGCATTTACAATGTGTTTTTAGACGAAATTAAAAGCGAGTTTTATCAAAAACTGCCAAGCGTTGACAGCCCGTTCAAATTTGCAACTCCTGAAAACCAAGCAAATTGGGAACGTGATGAAAACCCTCGTAGGGAGTATTTGATGCAACTTAGAAACAAACTTTTAGGTAAAGCTCGAGAGCAATTTATCAAAGGAGACCTTCCCGGTCAAAGATACAAAGCCCCTGCAGAAATGAAACAGTTTATTCTTGAAAAGGGACAACAGCTGCCTGAGAGGTTCTAAAAAATGGCTTTTGCATCAATCACCTACACCAGTGCATCTGGTACGACCTTTGCTCTGACGAATAGTGATGGCAACGCCATTGAATATCTTCGTCAAAGTGATATCTCTGTAACCGTCAACGGTACGCTTCAAACGCTTACCACTGACTACACGTTCAACGCTGCTGGGACCTCGATTGTCCTTAACAGTGCAGTAAGCGGTGCAACGGTTGTTCTAAGCCGTACTACCAGCATCACAGACGCCACGGTGAGTTTCACTGCTGGCTCTACGCTGACTGCTCAGGACCTCAACAACTCTGACAGACAGAACCGTTTTGCTCTGCAAGAGTTCTCAGATACCTACGGTGGTTTGACTACTGGTACTGGTGACCTGAGTGCTCTTGCTGGTTTTATCGGTGGCAGTGAGACGTGGGCTTCTGATGATGCTCACGCTGCTACTACTGCTGGTATTGACAGCCGAATCGATAGCAAAATTGATACCGCTCTGACTAGTGACATCAGTGGTGGTGACGGTGTAACAATCGTTGATGACAGCCCTGCTGCTGGTCAAATTCGTATTGATCTTGATGCTGACATTGCCACGCTGCGCAATATGCAAACAGGAGCTGCAACTGCTCTTGCTGCACTAACCTCTACGGAACTTGCAATCCTTGATGACGCTACGGTCACTACTGCTGAGTTGAATCAGCTTGATGGCAACACCCTGACCAACTCTCCAACTTGGACTTCTAGTACTGATTTCCCTTCAGCTAACGCGATTAACACTCGTATTGTTTCGCAGTTAGATGCTGTCGGTGGTTTCGTAGCTATTGCTGATGATCAAAGCTTCCCAACCACTAACCCTGATCCCTCTGACAACGCTGGTACTGTCGTCAGTATTGCTGATGCTGGTGGGCTTGTAATTGATGGTTCTGGTGAGAGCACCACTGGTCGTACTACTGGCGCTGATGTCGTAACCATTACTGGGTTCCCTGCAAGCCTTCAAAGCATTACTCTTGCTGCTGGTCTTGGTCTGCAGGTTCAAACCACAACGACTCTGCACACCTACACGTATCACAAAATCATCGCCAAAGAAGCTGATGTTATTCAGCTCAGCCAAGACATTGAAGACTTTGGTAACCGTTATCGGGTATCTGCTACTAACCCAACTACCGACAACGATGAAGGTGATCTGGTCTACAACACCACTGATGATGTCCTGAGGGTCTTTGACGGTACTAACTGGGTTACTGCTGCAGCTGCTAATGCCTCTCAAGTTGCCTCCACCGCAACTGGTGATATTGCAGCTACTAATGTTCAAGCAGCTCTTGCTGAACTAGATACTGAAAAGGTTCCTCGTACCTCTACCACTGGTTCTGCAAAACTCCCTAGTGGTGCTACAGGTGATCGAGATGCGTCTCCTTCTGCTGGTTATATTCGTTTTAATACCACTAACACTGGCTTTGAAGGCTATAACGGAACTACTTGGGGTTCTATTGGTGGTGGAGCTTCTGGTGGTGGTTCTGATGCTGTGTTTTATGAAAACGGTCAAACCGTCACCACGTCTTACACTATTACTAGCAATTCAAACGCTATGAGTGCCGGTCCAATTACTATTAACAGTGGCGTCACCGTTACTGTTCCTTCTGGTTCTTCTTGGGTGATTGTCTGATGACTATTCAAATTAACGGAACCTCTGGAATCTCGGGTGTGGACGGTTCTGCCGCCACCCCGGCACTTCAGGGGTCAGATTCAAACACCGGCATCAGCTTTGGTACTGATGAGGTAAATATCAATACGGGTGGTACAACTCGGGCAACGGTTGATAGCAGCGGACGAGTTTTAGTTGGCACGTCTTCTGACTCTCAAATCTCCACAGTTGTCTTGCAGGGGCGGAGTGATGACGCTACTCAAAATGCCGTTTTGCGATTGTGCAGAGGCAGCACACCTACAACTACCCAAGCGCTCGGTTCTCTAGTTTTTGGCGGCAGCGGTCACGAATCAGCGGCTGGTATTAACGCATTTAGAGACAGTGGAACTTGGACTTCTGGCTCTAGCCATCCATCAGCGCTTGTGTTTAATACTACGGCGGATGGGGCGTCTTCTCAGACGGAACGGATGAGGATAAGCAATGATGGTGTTACCACCTTAACCAGCCCAAGTCTCGATAATTATACTTTAACAGTCCAAAGTTCAGGCTCCTCAAACTATCAAAGAGGTCTTTTGCTTACTTTCCCAAGTAGATCTCCTAACGATGCTTCAAGTGTTTTCTGGGCAGCTATTGATACTACAGCCGTTAGGGGCGCATTTTACAGCAATGGAGGACTGTATAATTATCAAGCCAACGACGCTAATCTTTGCGACGAACGCGAAAAGAAAAACATTGAAAACTTGGAGAGCACTTGGGGTTGCCTGAAGAACTGGGATCTTAAAAAGTTCCACTACAACGAAGATGCCGACACCGACGACAAGCATTATGGCGTTATTGCTCAGCAAGTTGCTTCGCACTGCCCAGAAGTAATTACTGATTGGGTTAAGCAAAAAGCGGAAGACGCTGTTCTTGACGAAGACGGCAACATTGTCACCCCTGCCAAGGAAGAAATTGTCCGAATGGGCGTCAAAGAACAGCAGATGATGTGGATGGCAATCAAAGCGCTGCAGGAAGCACAAACCCGCATTGAAACCCTGGAAACCCGCCTTACCGCCCTTGAAGGAGGAACCAACCCATGACCCTAAGACTTAACGGTTCCACATCCGGCTATGTGGAGATTGATGCACCGGCAACAGCTGGTAGCAACACGCTTGTCCTGCCGAATGGTAATGGGACCAGTGGGCAAGTGCTGAGCACCAATGGGTCGGGGGCGTTGAGCTTTGTTGACCGGATGACGGCTGCTGGTCCGGCGTTTAGTGCTTACTTAGATGGAACTCAAACTATTTCCTTAAATACATTTACTAAAGTACAGTTTAACGCTGAAGAATTTGATACTGCATCTTCCTATGACAGCAGCACTAATTACAGATTTCAACCCAATGTAGCCGGGTACTACTCCTGCACTTTTGTTACGTCATTTTTCTCAAGCACCTCTGCTGGCAGGAACATTACTGCTTTCTATAAAAACGGTAGCGCTGCGCAAAGGATGCACGATCTCCAGCTTTCTTTTGGAACGACGCGCATAATGTACAACGGAACATCATTGATATATTTAAATGGGTCCACTGATTATGTTGAAGTTTATCTTTACGTAGAAGGTTCTGGAACTATTACCCTTGGTCATGCCAGCTCGTCCGAAACTTGCTATTTTCAAGCTCACCTCGCTCGCCCCGCATAAGCCATGACTCTTTACGAACAAATCACAGCTCTATATCCTGAGCTAACCAGCGATGACTTCACAACGGTCATCACCCTGCAAAACGACTCCGACGGTCGTGGTGATTACATCCGGGAATGGAACCACCCAACGCTTCCCGAGCCAACCCCTGAACAACTGGAGGCAGCAGAATGAGCACCTTACGAGTAAATACCCTACAAAACACCTCCACCACTGACGGTGGAATCTCCATTGACACCTCCGGTCACGTCACGGTTGATGGCGTGGCAATGCCTTCTAGTGGACCGCTCAGCAACCGCAATAAGATCATCAACGGTGATATGCGGATTGACCAAAGGTTTGGCGGGACAGCTGCAACCTATGGTGTTGGTTATGCCTATGTTCTAGACCGATGGAACGGGGCAGCGACTATTGGAAGCAATATGAGGGTGCAGCAAGTAACCGACGCACCTGCGGGATTTACAAATTCATTAAAAGCTGACGCAGTAACAGGTGCCACGATAACTGCCTCTGATTATTTCTCGGTCCTGCAATCTATTGAAGGGTTCAACGTTTCTGATCTAGGCTTCGGCACTGCTTCGGCATCGTCTGTCACCCTTTCATTCTGGGTTAAGTCATCAGTTACAGGAACGCACTCTGGCTCTTTGCGAAACTCTGCAAACGATCGTTCTTATCCATACACTTACGAGATTTCTTCTGCTGATACTTGGGAAAAGAAGACAATCATTATTCCTGGTGATACAAGCGGAGCGTGGTTAACAACTAATGGTGTTGGGATTCAAGTTAATTTTGATTTAGGCACGGGATCTACTTTTCGTGGTACAGCTGGAGCTTGGGCAGGTGCTAACTATGCTGGGGCAACAGGAGCTGTTTCGCCCCTTGCAACATCAGGTGCCACTTGGTACATCACCGGCGTCCAACTCGAAGCTGGATCCGTCGCCACACCGTTTGAACACCGGAGCTACGGCGATGAGCTGGCGAGGTGTCAGAGGTATTATCAGCACAACGTCTTAAGTTGGGGAACAAATAGATACTCCGATGGCGTTATTCATGCTCCAGGATTCTTTAAGCAAACAATGAGGCAAACTCCAAATCTTGTCCAAAATCAAAACACATATGGACAGACAACATCAATTCAGACTGTCAATGGAGATATGTATGTAACATATACAAGTGCTGCAAATGCTGGAACCAGCGATGCTACATTTATTGGGTACAATGCTTCTGCGGAGTTGTGAAACAGATGTACACTATCAATCAATTTGGAATTATCCAAACATTGTCTTCTAATGGTTCACTTATGTTTCTGCCTCCCGAAGACAACGGCACGCCTGAATGGACTGCTTACAAAGAATGGCTAGCAGAAGGCAACGAACCGCTTCCTGCTGACAATGCGTAAAACAATCAGCGGGGGAAAGATCAAACTTCCCCCAAAACCCAAACAGACTACACAAGGCTCTAGCAAGAACAGTAAGCCTAAAATAGGAAAAAAGGCATACCGAGGCCAAGGTAGATGAAAATTATTGCTCCCAAGCAATTGATGGAAAACCAAGCTCCCATTATTCGTAATGGGGGCATTTTTAGTAGGGCATCCCTTGACCTTCAGTTTGCTCGGACTAGAACCATAGATCCCCGCGTTACTCACACCCGCCAAAGTAGCGCAACGTATGTTGACGGCGATGGGGTGATTAGAACGGCGGTTACGAATTTGTTGCTGAGAAGTGAGGAGTTTGATGCTGGCAGTTGGACATCGCTTGGGTTGCTGGGATTTGGCAGTGGCTCAACAGCCAACGCCATTACCGCCCCAGATGGAACACTTAGTGCGGATTTGATCACTGAAGACACATCGGCTTCTACGCAACATCTCGTTTATCAAGTAATTAACGTTTCACCTGGAGCTACTGTTACATTCTCTGTGTACTTAAAAGCGGGCGCTAGAACGTTTGCCAGATTGATTGTTTATGAAGATGGTGGATTTTCTAACAACTTAAGCAGGTTTTATGACTTGTCTACCGGATCTACTGGATTAAGCCTTGTTAGTGGGACTGCGGTGCAAAACAATGCAAATAGTACTCCTATTGGAGATGGCTGGTATCGTTGCGAAATCACTGGCAGTGTTCCCGGTGCTACAAGCTATCAAGTCAGGATTAACATAGCCAATAGCATTACCACAAGTTCTTACACCGGCGACGGTACCTCTGGCATCTACATCTGGGGCGCCCAACTAGAGGAATCCAGCACCGTCGGACAATACGTCAAAACCACCACCGCGATCAACAGTGCTCCACGGTTTGATCACGACCCAACGACGGGTGAGAGCTTGGGGTTGTTGGTGGA